CCAAAAAAGATTGTGTATTTTTCAGGTGGGCTATCTTCAAAACCATCTGAACCTAATAACCTAATAGTTAAGTCACCTGTTTCTGCATTTATTGATTGTTCATAACCATAAGGTTCTTGTGTTGGTACGTGGTCAGCTAATACAGGTAAAGGTATTAATAAAAATAAAGCTAAGAGTATCCTTAGCATTACATTACTATTGCTGCTACAACTCCACCTAATGCTACAAGTAACGTAAGTACTTTATAAAATTCTGCTTTATCTAGTTTTGCATCTAGTTTTTCTTCTAATCTGTCAAGTCGTTCAATAACCATATTAAGTAATTCTTTCTGTGTATAGCCATTGTTTGTCATTATGGTAAATCGTCTTCCTTATATGAAATCCAATCCCATTCTTTGTCTAATTCAATAATAGTTTTGTATTTGTTATTAAATTGAGTATCTTCAGCTAATTGTTTAAGATAACTCATCATAATTTTTAAAAAATATCCTAATATAAATCCTGATAAAAAATCCATAAATTGGATTATATCATAAAATTTTATTCAGGTTTAGGATTATCTGATTTAACTTTAGCTACGTGGTCTTTCCAAGTTGTAGTGCTATTTACATTATCCCAGTACTGCATATCAAGTTGGTCTTGTACAGAACCATAGGCTTCTTGCCTAGCTTGTATATAACCAAACTGTTGTGCCTCCCACTTGCTATTACCTAAATCAGTCTTAGCTTGTGCATACTCAGCATCAGTAAACTCTCTACGCTCGTTGTTGACTTGTGCATATAAAGGTTTTGCTGCCTCTATTTCAGCATCAGCTTGCGTTTGTAGTTCTTCTTTTGTTGCCATAATCTCTCCTATGTTAGCATACTATTATTATTATTACTTCTTAAAACCATACAAAGTAAATGTTCCACTAGAAAAATTTGAGGAACTTTCCCAAGTAAATTTTACACCATCATTTGCTGCTGTGACTGTTAATACAATACTACCTTGCAATCCTCTCATTTCACTATTATTTAATATAGTGTTTGCTTCTAATGTTGCATAACTATAATGACTTGCGTTACTAAAATTAAACAAATGTAAAACAATACTACTTGTTTCATTAGTTGCATTACTTAAACTTGGTGCAATAGTTAATGCGTCAGAATTAGCACCTGCTGAATTAGTAAATCCACTTCCTGATACTAATTGTTTAAAAGCACTATCATAATTTGAAGTAGTATCACCAGTACCAGTTGCTGTAAAATGAATAATTAAATTTTTGTCATCATCTGCACATTGAAAGTTTGAACCAATAAGTTTATATACATCATAAGTACTGTCAATACCTGTTACTGTTACACTTGATACTGCTGAACTAACTGTTACTTCTTGAATTTTTATTAAGCTACCTGACATTATTTTACTCCATATACATTTACTTTTAAATTGTCAAAATCTCCTGAAGTTGTAAGAAATTGAAATCCTGTTATTTGTTCAGCTACTTTATGAACACCAATGCCTTTTAATGCCATAGAACCATGAGTTGATATACGATTTGAACCTACTTGTGTATTTATAAAAGTATATGTAGCACTATAAGGATTTAAAATAGTAGCTTTAAAATTAGTTTGGTCAGCTTTAGCATTTGTTGAATACCACATATAAGGAAAAGAAGTTTGTCCAGTATATTTTAACTCACCAAAACCTGCATAATCTTTAAGTTCATGTACTGCAACATCATATTCACTATCAGAAATAACATTTCCTCCACTATCAATAAGTCTTAATTTTACATAATTAGTTGCAGTTACATCAGATTTAGTAACTTCTATTTCATATAAATCATAATTAGCACTAAAACAATCTGTTACTGATAATGTACTAGCAGAAGTTGTACTAGCAGATTTTATAAATTCTAAATTAGTAGCCATTATTTATACCTTAAACCATACATTGAAACTGTGCCTGAACAATTGCCAGTATTAGGTGCTATATAATAAGCATTGTGTTCTTTAGCTGTAGGAAACATACCGCCACCATAGTTAAAACAAGCAGTTACATTTGTTCTTGAAGTATAAGAACTATGAACAGATATAGAACTATATTTCACACTATCACCCATATTATGTAAATATGCAAAACCTGTAAATGCACCATCATTACCAGTTGCCATAGTACCTAAATTTATATGTTGATGAGCCCACATTGAAGTAGATTTATATTCAGCAAAAGTTGCTTCTCCTTCTCCACGTTGAACTGCGTATCTATTATTAGCATCTTCATAACTATAAGTACCATCAAGATTTTCATAACCAAATCTACCAAATAAACCAACATCTGCTGCACCTGTATGCAATATGTAAGTTAAAAAAAATGTATCATATTTTGCTACTGGTAAATCTTCAAAAGTTACTGAGCTTACACCACTAGGTGTTTGAGTTTGAATTAACTCTAAGTTACCATACTGTGTTAGTTTATCGTCTTGACTTAAAGCAAGATGGTCATTAACACTAAGTACACCTGCATTAGATTTAAAAGCTTGTTGAGGTATATCACCTTCTTTTCCTATATATCCATATTTACTCATTATGTCACCACCTGATACAAACTAAATTTACCTGTAATGTTATCTCCTGAACCTTCAAAAAATGATATACCATTATGACTTTGAGCAACAGTATGTACACCACCGCCTATTTGTCCAAACCAAACTTCAGAGTCATGTATATAACATAATTCTGTTGTATGATATGTGTATTCAGCAGCATCAACT